ACTACTCTTCACAAAGCATTGACGGCTTTATCCATCCCGGCCGGACCGATCGCCTTGACGGTCGCCGCCATAGCCGCCGCCATTGCCATCGGTGTCACTTTATACAAGAACTGGGATACGATCAGTGCCAAGGCCAGTGAACTATGGGGCAATATCTCGACAACGTTTGAGAATATCAAAAACACCATCAAGGACAAGATTGAAGCGGCGAAAAACTTCGTTCACGATGCCATCGAGAAGATTAAGAGCTTCTTTAATTTCGATTGGTCTTTACCGCCGATCAAGTTACCTCATTTCAAGACTTCAGGGAAATTCTCCTGGTCATTGGCAAAAGGGCTGACCTTGCCATCGATTTCTGTTGACTGGTACAAAAAAGCCATGCAGAACGGCATGATACTCAATTCTCCGACCATCTTCGGCTATCAGAACGGCCGTCTGTTAGGAGCAGGGGAAGCAGGAAGCGAGACTGTCGTCGGCACGAATTCCCTGATGAACATGATACAGAATGCCGTGGGAGCAGGAATGACAGTCAACATGACGGTGAACGGCTCTGGAGTCTCTGCGAATGAACTGGCCGACATCGTCGTCGATAAATTATCTACAAGAATTCAGAGAGGAGCAAACAGATGGTAAGACAGTTCTATCTAGCACCCACATTATCAGGAACGTATGTGGCTTCCGGTGACATGGGAGTCTACATCAATTCTGATACCTTTTTGAATACCCCTTTACTCGATTACAACGAATACACAGTACCGGGAAGAGATGGGAATCTCATCAACTACAATAAGAGACTTTCAAATGTTGTCAGAAAATTCGACTGCTTCATCAAGGACGATGTAGAAGCGAATTTTAACAAGCTGAAAAGATTCCTTTATCAGAATCCTGGCTATTTCTACATCAAGAGCGACTATGACCCTGAAAGATACCAAAAAGGATATCTCGCACAAGAAATCGAGGTCGCTCCGTTCAACAAGGGCGGAAATTACTCGATTCAGTTCAGTCTTTACTTCTCCTGCGAACCTTTCAAATATTTAACATTAGAGAATACAAAGACGGTCACTCCGCAGTCTTTCGGTCAATATCATGTTATCAGCCGGAATTCTGCGACATTCAAGAATCTTCTTGAGAAATTGCCGCAGGGGAACGTTCCGGACGATCAGCTCTTCTTCATCTGGCAAGTTGGGCTGGGAACTACTATCACAAATGTCAGTGCATCTTCAAATACCGGCAATAACTTCTTCGCTCTTTATGAAGGCTCGCAGACTTATGGAGATTGGGAGACAGTCACGCAGGTATTTGGTAGTGGTTTGAACAACTTGCCGAATATTCCTTCTGTCACACCGTCGACAAATTCATCTATCATCTATATGGTTTGTGGCTACTTAAAAGCCGGAATCGTGACACAGATGGTAAGTGGATTACGGACAAATATTGACCTTGTCAGAACTGGCCAGGGCGTCACTCTTGGAACGAACACAGTCGGTGCTTATTTCGACAAGATTAATGTGAAAGTCACATCTTATAGCGGTTCATCCTCTACATGGCCGAATTTCATCACGGTCACAAGAGCATTGAACGGCTCTGTCGTCGATCTTGGGAATATCACTCTTTTCCCGGACGGAGAGATTCCAAGCGCTTCTGATTATCCTGATTATTTCTATACAGAAGACAGTAAAACGAAGTTCGACATAGAGATCGACCTCATCAAGAACACCGTCAGCCTTGTCAAAGAAGGGCTGAACCCTGTCAATATCAATGACTTTGCTCTGATCGATGGGAACTTTGGCGGTTACACTGACCGTCTCTTTATCTCTGGAGAAGCCGAAGGGAACTGGAGAATTGAGAATGCCGTCACCACACCGAGGATGTACGCATTATGATGCCGTCGATATTTAAAGCCGATGCAACGAAATTCAACACGCTTGGTATCGGCAGACTGACAAGGTGTGTCTCCTGCATCGTAAAAGAAGAGATAAATGGCGCTTATGAATTGGAGATGACTGTCTTATCAGATGAGCCTTTTATCGAGTATATCCAAGTAAGCAATATTATTGCCGTTAAGCCGAACATGGTCGATCCCGTTCAGGCTTTCGTCATTGAAGAGATCAAACGGAACATTAACGGAGAGATACAGATCTACGGAACGCACGTCGCCCAGCATCGAGCAAAGCTGATTCCGGTCGGCAGATTCGCCACGAATTCTCTTGCCGGAGTTATCACTCATTTGAACTCGTCAAGAGGAACGCTCGAACCAAGCCCTTTCACATTTAAGACAGACATGACTTCCACGTCAGGTTTTGCACAGAACATTCCTAAAAGTCTCCGTGACGTGATGGGGGGCTCTGAAGGCTCGATTTTAGATGTTTATGGTGGGGAATACTCCTACAACAATTTCGATGTCCTGCTGACCTCTAAACGAGGTAAGAATGCCGGTGCAAGAGTCATCTATGGGAAGAACATGACATCTTTCGATCAGGAGAACGTCTTCGACTGGGATGATTCAGCCACGGGTGTCCTTCCTTATTGGGCTACTTCTGAAGGAGTGGCTGATGTGATCGGTGACATCCAGTACAGTCAATACGTCGATCTGTATCCGTACAATAAGACGGTCACAGTCGATTTCTCTGATAAGTTCGATGAGATGCCTACACAAGCAGAGCTGGAAGCGATGGCGGCAACATGGATCAATTCAAAAGGGCTTCCGTCCATGACTCTCGAAGTCGGTCTCGATCAGTACGACATGACCTTCGCAGAAGTAAACACTCTTCAGTTAGGCGATGCGGTCACAGTAGTCAACTCCGTTTACAACGTGAACTACCAGAGCCGAGTCGTTGGGTATGAATTCAATGTTCTCGCAGAATCTTATAATTCTCTCACAGTAGGCACAAAGAAGCTGACGATCGCCGAGGTCATCGCACAGACCGCCGCCGTCACGATCAAGAAGGAAGGTCTTAACGTCAGCCAGGAATCAAGCGGAACGCTGGTGGTAGGCTGATGGAGACCATCAAGATAAACGGAAAGACCTTCACGGGAGTTCCGTCTGTAAAACTTCCAACGGAGACAGACAGAGCAGAATTCATCGCTCTTTCGAATCTCATCAAGGAAGATGCTTTCCGCTATGATGCCGAATTGATACAGTCGTATAACGGATACTATCATGTCGTTGCTGATGAGGGCATCACGATTCCGGCATACTCGACAACGGCACACACGATCGTCGCCGCAGAGAACCTAGAGCCGAAAATCACGCTCGATTATACGAACTATGACTATTACATCGTCGAGAAGCTGAAGTCGATTCCAGAGTACAGTGTGACGACCTTGGCGAAGGGCAGACAAGAGTATTCCATAGCCGTCTATCTCTACGAAGTAGTCACTATACCGGCGAACACGATCCACGCTCTGATCGATAGGAACGAGAAGATCACATCTCGAAACGTTGGAATCTCCGGGAAGTCGTACATAAGAGATATTTACTATTCGAGCGCATCGGCCATCGCTGCCTATGCGGCTACTTCTTACGGAATCCAGCAGGTCGGAGCAGTTCCGACCATCTCTTCAGGAGTGATGACGGTGAAAAGGCCTTCGGTCTATCTACGAGGTCATGCGACCTATCTTTCTTCGACGTTCTACAACGCTTTAACAGATATGAGAGCTGTCTATGATATCGATGTCTATCGAGCACCAAAAGCGAACATGAACATCGACGGATGGGGTGCAGACCATATCGTCAATAAACTTTTCGAAAGTATGTAGGGGGTAAAAAAATGGAAATCAACAAAAAGGCTTATGACGTATTAGCGTGGCTGGGAAGAATCGGTCTCCCAGCTCTCTCTGTTCTCTATGCGACACTTGGGAAGATATGGTCTCTTCCGTATACAGAACAGATCCCTCTGACAATAACGGCGGTCGCCGTCTTCATCAATGCTCTTCTCGGTATCAACTCCAAGCAGTACTTCGAAGAGCACGACATCGTGAAGAAAGAAGAAGAATAATGTATCTCCAAAGAATCTATAATGTAGGGATGCAGGGGAATCGTTACTGGTATTCCAAGGAATGGAATAAAGGGGCAGGAACTCCAAACGGTCTCCCTAATTGCGCTTGTTTTGCGGTAGGGGAAGTGTGGGAAGAATCAGAAGCTACCGAGCCTTACACACTCTTCAAGAGTCCTTACCATAGACCGGGGGCATTCCCTAACGCTAAAGACTTTTATTCGCTCTGGACGGGTAAAAAGGGGATAGAGCCGAAAGTCGGCGGCCTTGCCGTCTGGGGAACGAAGGGATATGGCCACGTTGCCGTCGTTCTTGACTATGAGGATGTAGGAAACAAAGGCGCAAGAATCAAAGTCTGTCAGTCGAATTTCGGCGGTAAATACTTTGAGGTCAAGACCTACATCGTCAAGAAGGGGGTCATCACCGAGGGAGTCGGTCTCGTTTATGTGGGGTGTTGCTATGTCAACATTAACGACAAGAGAACAGTCCGGAACACAGACCTTCTTCAGGTCAAAGTGAAGGCCGATGCTTTAAACGTCAGAACGAAGCCGAACGGCACTATCTACGCTGGACGAAAATGTCCTAATGGCATTTATACAGTCCTTGATACCGTCAAGGAAGGGGATTTCACATGGGCGAAGTTAGACGACGGCTACTGGATCGCTCTGAACGACAAGGAAGGATGGACAGAGACCTTGCCG